GAACAGCTTGTCGATAACGCTGGCGCTCGAGCGCGACTCCCCCTCGGCCATCCAGCGCTGGAAGGCCATGGCGACGCCCTCCTCGATGATATTGCTATCGCTGAGTTTCTTGCCATAGATTTTCTGGTAGCTGGCGATCTCCGGAACATTGAGCCAGCCCTTGGACTTTGCTGCATTATGCAGCACGCTCCATTCCTGATCGCTGAACAGCCCAAGCGTGCGCAGGGCATGAACCGCTTCATGATGGAATGCGCCCACGGGATCGAGCGCCGCACGCGAAATGGTGATCAGCAGTTTTTCGCGATCGAACATGCCTTCAATAGTTGGGCGGCGACCAGTTTCCGGACGCGACACGGCCAGAGGCTGCCCCTCGAGCACGGACTCACGCATTGCGGGCGTGATTTGAAGAATTTGGTTGGTCGCCGAAAGGCCAGTAGCCGCATCTGCGATCTGCTCATCATTCATCGTACTTACATCAATATTGTTCCCTACCTCATCTCCGATTCCAATATCTTTTTCCCCAACCTCACCACCCCACTTCTTCGTATATTTATTGAGGAACCTTCCGATCTTTTGATCATATTGGACTGCCAGATCTTCAGCAGACCCGCCGACAGCCTCTGCGATCTGATCGCTGCGCGCCCATGATATCGCATCGTACCCACCCTCAACGGCATAGAGCAGCGCACGCTTTAACCCCAGCTCGAGCCCGGAAGCGCCAGTGAATGGAATCTTGGGCGCGCCATTAGTTGACGTGAACACTGCAACATATTTTTCAGCCGCCCTATAACGCCTTGTGGCGGTCTTGGCAGCCTCACTGCCCTCAACAAATCCTTCAAACTGATATCTATTGGTCGCAACCGTGAGATAATCTGATTCATCTCTAAATCCGTATTTCTCCTCTACCTGTTCAACGCTGACGCCTTCTTTTTCGGCGATGAATTCCTTGGCTGCAAACAACATTTCAGGAGATCTGCCTTCAACAACAGCCGTTGCCTTGGCCAGCCCCTCTTCACCGAATCCAAATCGCTGTGCCGTTTGCCATAAATCTTCCTGGATCTCATTGATGAACAGGATTTTGGTGCCATTGGGACCGCGCCGGTCATCAACGCGCAGGTGGACAATTTCCTGATCCTTGAAATGCTGGGATTTGTAAACCGGTCTGCCGCGCAAATGTATCTGGTAAGCCCTTGCCTGGACGTTGAGCAGCTCTTTAGATTCGGCGTCCGGCATAACGCCGCCGTTCTGCCGCTCGATTTCTCGCAGCTCTTCTTGCCGGGTAGAAAGCTTCATCAGTTCGGCATGATCTTCAGGCGTATTTTTCTCACCCAGTTCAGGAAGGCGGATTAGCAGCTCGCGATAGTTTTCACCGCCAGGCACTTTGTAGCCTTCAAATTTTGTCAGACCAGGTGCGTCATTAAATTCTGCGTGTATGCCGTCCAGCAATTGTTGCGCATGCAAGACGTTGATCGGATTGCCCTCTACCTGCGACCCGTCTTCATCAAATATTGCAAAGAGCCCGTCACGAGGATCATCATTTTGCGTAATATAATATGGATCGTGATCACCAATTTTATATGTCCAGATCGTTACAGCATCAGTGAACCAGTTTTCATTGCCGCTAATGTTCAGCAGCACCTGTTCGGCAGAAACTTCTGTCAGAACTTTTTCAGCAGTGATCGTGTCACCGAGCTCTACCTCATCCAGCTGGATCTGATGCGCGCGCATGAACTCGAGCACTTCATCCTTGGTGAACGAGCTCTTGCTTTGCAGAAATTCTTCAAGCCCCATCCAGTCCAGTTCATCCCGGCGGACGCCCGGAGCTTTCTTTATCTGGGCAAGGAATTGCTGGCCGGAACCCTTCTTCTGTTTGATTCCTTCCATTGCTTGTATCGCGGGTGAATAAAACCCGCGCAGGGAAAACATTTGATCTATGACACCCTTGCGCGCTTTCGCAGTTGCCGCCTTACCATTCTTAGCCGTGATCTCAAGCACTGCATCATCAATGATTATGTATGTCGCAGCCGGGCCGTGTGATGTTTCGACAGCGGTCTTCGTACCTTTTATGCCAGCGGCCTCAAGCAGCTCAGCTGAGCGCGCACCGCCAAGATACGAAATGATGTTGCCGACTGTTGGGCGCGGGCCTTTGTCCTTGTACCAGGCTTCAAACTTGTCTGCGGCCTCCTCAACGGTATCTGCCTTTTCAACGTGGCGACCGCCCTCTTTGGTTTTCGCGCTAAAGAACCATTTGCCGTCCTCACCCCGAGAGATGAAGCCTGCCCGGTTCCCGGCGTGCATGGCGTTCCACATGTTCTCGCGGAAGCTGTCTTTTGCAAGATTGGGCTGCACTTCGTCGGTAAACTCTGCGGGCAAGCGTTCCTTGATGTAATCGCTTTGATCTTCCAGTGTGGCAGAGCTATCGATCAGCTCGTTCTCTTCAGCGTTGATTGTCACAGCATAGACGTTGCCCTGCCCATCACCAACGTCTTCAGAATACTCTTTCGCTGTTTCGGCTTGGGATGTTAGATGCGCGCCGGGCAGCTCGTTAGCAGACAAGCCTTCTCCGGTTCCAGCCTTGGATGTGTCGAACAGGTCGAAGCTAGCAGGGGAGCCGTGAAATGCGCTGATGGAATACGCAATGCGCGGATCATTCGGATCGAATGCACCGCGATTGCTTATGGCCGATTTGATCTGAGTTGGCTCGAATGCAAGCCATGTGCGATCAGAATAAACATCATCAAATATCCCATCATGACCAATCTCTCTAACTTGTTCACTTGCAACAAATGGGTCATCTTCAAATAGATTATTCCATTTCTGCCTATTGGTTTCAGATAGATCAGATAAAATCAAAGGATTTTTAATATTCAGATAAACTGGATAAGTTACGCTTCCAAAATCATTAGCATCTTGAGAGTTTTCAGCAAAATAAAATCCAGATCCGAGCGCGCCACCAATCTGTTTATCTGCATCAAACGCAACGATATCAGCATTGCTGCCATGGAACACGATCAGCGGCGCACCGTCTTCATCGACGACCTTCGAATCACGGAACCAGTTCTGAAATTCCGGCGATGCCGTGATTGGCGCCTGCCCGTTCGACATCAGCACGACATTGGGCGACAGGCTCAGCAGGTCAATTCGATCCTGGATCTTGAGCCCAATCCGTGCAGGGGTCATCACCGACGCGGCACGGCGAATGGCCATGTCAACCTCGCTCATGATCGGAGCGACCAGTTCCTCTTCAGACTGCGCCTCGAGGACAGGCGCGAAGCCCGCGCTACGGTCCGCTGTTGCTATCGCCCGTCGCTTTCCATCGGCAAGCGAAAGAAAGCGCCCGTACACCTGACGCGCGGCAGCCGCGCGGGATGACTTATCCTTGGAGCTAAGCGAGCCCTCCATGAATTCGTTCGCTGTGGCAATAGCTTCAGCGACGGGAAGCTTCCGGATTTGATCGACCAGCTGGCCTGCTTCAGCAAGCCATTCGCCCAGGTCTTCCGACGTTGCGCCCATATCACGATAGAAAGCCGCATTAAGGTCAGCGACCAAATCGACATCAGCAAGCGCGGAGGATTGTTCTTGCGGACTGAACAAGGTCTTGACACGGCCAATGCGATCTTGAAGCAATAGCCCGTCACTCAGATTGTTCACAACGGCATCGCGCGCAGCAGAGCCGCTTCGATAGTTCCGCCCGGTCGCAACCCGACCGATCGCCTTCCAGTCAGCCGCAGTTACGCCGCCAGCCGTTGTAAGCTCCTCAACAGCATCATTAAGCGCACGCTGAGAGTCAATTACACGAAGGCGATTGACGATCTGCTGTATTCGCACGGGAACAGTTGGCTCTTGGACTGCCGCCACAGACGCGGGCGCGGGCGAGCCGACGAGTTTTTCAGCAATCTGTTTTTTCGTATCACGGGATTTCACCGGCACACGCTCGGTTACGGCGAGCGATACCAGATCATCCTTCTTCATCTTCATGAGAGTCTGGAGATTGCGGACAGGCTTCCTGCCCTCGGCAGGCCGGAGATCGGATTGCATATTCAGCATATCAATGCGAGCGCTACCCATTTTCATCGAGGCCTTGGGGTCCGCCTCGGTGAGGGAGCCTTGATCATCCTGCGCGCCTCTGCGACGACGGCTTGGCATTGCGGCCATTGAAGATGCGCCGGGCAAAACACCACGAGTTTCGTCACTCGCCACATCTCCAGCACTGCCCTGCTCTGTAGGTAGCACTCCTGTTGAAAGACGTACCCTCAACTCACTAAAGCGATCTTCCAGCCTTCCAACGCGATTTCTTGCTTCGGACTGAAGCGCGGGAGCAAGCTTCGTATTGGCGGCGTCCTTTCTCGCCTTGTCGATGGCCAGCGATGGATGGACCATTGGATAGTCATCAGGCAGGCTAAACCGATCGCGATACTGATCGGGCGTCATTCCGTTATTTTGCAGATGACGCTTCAACTCCTTGTACCTCTTGCCGTCAATGAGGGAAACAAGGTGTGTGTCCGTTACCGAATCCACGATTTTATTCTCATCCAACCGCTCATCACCAGCGGGAACGGATTTTTTCTTGCGCGGTTTGCGCTTGGGAATGGACGCCACCAGTTCATCGAAGCCATCGAGCATATCCGGCGCCTGCTCAGCGACCATATCGCGCAAACGTTTTGTCTGCTCATCGGTAAGCCCGCGGCGCATTGCCATTCCGGCGAATTCCTGGAGATCATCGCCACGCGCAACCATATCCTCGATTACATCGAGCGTGTCTTCACCGTTGCGAACGCGCGTGATCACATCAATCCGTTGCTCACGCGGCATGCGCAGATAAAGATCGCGGAACCCGGTATCGCCGAATTCCTTGTCGGCTTCAGCAATATCGGTCAGAACATATGCCTGCTCGGCATATTCCAGCTCATCTTCCTGATAACGCCGTTCGTCAGATGCCAGCGCCTGAGTATCGGCCTCGACTTCATCGGCCGGAACAATGCGTTCGCCAGAGATCGCGCGCTGCACAAGATCGTAGACATGATCCGGCGTCGTAATTGCCGGTTCATCCACCCCTGCCTCTTGAAGATATCCATTCTCGACAAGCAATTCGCGCATCTTGTCGGCGGGAAGACCTTTTTTCGATACCAAGCCCGGATATCGCCCCGCCTCTATGCCCGCCAGCTCGCCGGTAGGCTGAAGACCACCTGCATTCTTAATAAATTGCAGGACGGTTACGCCCTTGTCCTTTTTCGTTTCAGCCGCAGTCGGCGCCGTTCGGATTCTTTCCGGGCCAGCAGTTTCCGCCTCTTTCTTGGCGGCCGCTTCGCGATTTTTCAGCTCCGTTGTTTTGATCGGCGCCATCCGGAAGATGTCGCTGAAAGGGTCATCACTTGGCTCAGGCTTTTTCTCGGCCTGGGGACGCTGACCCCGCACTTCATTTGCCGTTGCCGAGATCGTCCCGAATCCTACACCACCGATAGCGCCGCCGAGCCCGGCCTCGCCCATGCGCTTGAGATTTTTGGTTGAAATGAGCGCATCCTTCATATTGCGCAACATCTCAACTGCTTCCTGCTCGCCCTTTGCCGACGCCGCCGACGCGATCACGACGCCTTCCTGCATGGCCTCAGTAATACCTTCCCGTCCAGCGCTCTTGCCAAGCTCCACTGCGACCCGGCGGACCATGTATTTGCCAAGCTCTTTTCTCACATTGCCGGTCAGGGCCTTCATGACAGCCACAGGAACGATAGTATCGAGGGCGCCTACAACAGAGCCGCCAATGTAGGTATAGCGCTCGAGCAGCTTCTCATCGGTTACGCCAACGCTTTCCAGCTCATTGCGAACCTCCCCCATGCCCATCGTCATCGTGGTCGCGGCGATGCCAGGAAGCCCGGCGACCGCGCCGCCCGCGATTATTCCAGACGTTGAGCCCATGCCCTCGCCGAGCTTGCCCCAGAAATAATCATTAAAATCATTCCAGCCCTCGACATCGGCAAATTGATTAACGCGTGGCGGCGCAACCTTTGCGCGCTCATGCTCCGACAAATATTGCACGAATTCACCCACACGAGTGAGTGTGTCGGACCCAAAGGACTCGCCGTGCTGACGCAGACCGGCCCCGAGCATCGAGCCCATGCCCAGTATGCCTTGCGTGAAGCCCTTAGAGGCGTCGGTCAGCCCCTTGCTGCGTTCCTCTATGCCCTTGGCGTCATGAATTTTCTGCTGCTCGATATCCTTTTGCAGATCGATCGAATAACCCTGCTGGAGCAATTCACCGCGACGATAGAGCTCGGTAACGCCACCGTCATCCTTAGCTATGGCCAGAGATTTTTCGCTATCTACCTGTGATGCTTCTTGCGCATTCTTCTGTCGCAGCTTGCGCCATGCGCCCTGGAACAGTTCATCGCCTTCCAGCTCGTCAACAAACGGAGATGTGCGCACAGGTTCAGTCACTTCTATCGTTTCAGAATCGAACTGATCGAAGTGATTTACACCTTCGTCTTCATCATCATAGGGATCAATTTGCATCTAGGTAGCTCGCAGCTGGCTGGCCATATTTGCGCTCGAACTGCGCAGCAAGGGCTGGATTATCGCGAAGGGCCTGAACGGCCGATTCCGGGGGCTGGGTAACGGGAGGCTTGCTGCCGTAATACGCAGCCGGATCTGGCTGAAGATTCATGGGGTTTGGATTTGGTGCGTCGGTGAGGCCGAGCTGCTGGAAGGGATCGGCAAGCGGCGTGACAGAACGCTGAATGAGTAATTCTTTGAGGGCTTCCTCGCTTTTGCGAAGATCCGACGCCTTTGGTTCTTGCCCCTTCAGCGTCTTGTGCAATACTCCGGACACGACATCTGTTGTGTCACGATCCTTGATGGAAAGGTCCATGATCGATGTGACAACGGATCGAGCATACGGCCCAAAATCCTCTTCAGATTTTTCGATCATCTCGCGCGTCGCATCCTTCAGCTTTGCGCCGTCAAGCCCCTTGAGACCGGCAGAGCGCACGCGAGCCTCATCCTTGGTAATCGGCGTGCGCAAGCCTTCCGGAATGCCAATTGCTTCCTGTGCGTCAACGCGCGCACGGGCGAGCTTCTGCATAAATTCGGGATCTTCCGGATTTTCCAGGACGCCCTGTTCGGCAACCTGGACTTTTGGATTTTCGGCGACGGCGCGCGCGGGATCTTCATCGCGCAATTCGCGCATATCGCCGATTCGCCGGGCGAGCTTGCCGTGGAGCTTAACCCGCTCCGAATAGAGATCCTGAGATGTTTTCGGTTCGGTTTCGGTCAGGCGATCGGTCAGCTCGAGATCGGTCATGTCGTTCAGACCGTTCATCATCTCGAATTCAATTTGTGCCGAGTTCCATTTCACACGGGCATTTTCGAACTGCGTTGGCGTGTTAACGCGCGCGGCGCGATCGAGCGCCGATTCACCGTTTTCATCGACAGGAAAATCACCCGTCGTCCTCAACTGCTCGACACTGTCATCCACCTGCTGCTTGACTTTCGCCCGCCCGGCGAGGCGTGCCTTGCCCGCCAAAACCTCGCGGCGCCGTGCCGAAAGATGTGGATATGGCCCGTCATAATTGTCGTCTTCATCCTGATGCGTTTCGCCCGCAGCTTGCAGCGCCATTTCCAGGCGACCATCCAGCCGGGTATCATGCCCCTTTTCGCTATATACGCCCGTGCGAAGCGCGGTCGGAAAGTCATGAGTCAGCGCATCGCGGTCCAGATCATTCATCGCCTCCAGAAACTTGATCGGATCACCGTCGGCATCGGCCAGCGCTTCATTAATGCGCCGCTTGTGCTTGCCCATCTTGTCAATCGAGCCGGTACCTTGCTGGATGGAGCGATCGGAGAAATATGCTTTGACGCGCGGATCCTGCGCAATGGCAACAGGCACCCCGGCACGGCGAAGACGTGATTGCGTGCCAGATGAAATATTGGTCGAATACCATTTCATTTCGGCTTCATGCATTTCATCCGGCGCCGCCCCGGCCGCGTTCTCCCATTGCGCATCAAATTTGACTGTGCCGGGCTTGGCAGTCAGCCCAAATTGCTTGCCATAGCTGCGCACGAAATCGTATATCGACCCGCCCTTTTGCGAGTTGAGGCCGAAATTGCCATAGGACTTTGTGCCACCTGCGTCCTTGGAAACATTGGAAACACCCTCGAGCGGATCGGTCTTGCCGGTTTCCAGGCGAACAGAGATCAGCGCCTGCCTGTCGACGCTTTGCGGGCGCTTCTTTTCCCTCTTCTCGCCGCTGCCATGCAGGTCTTTTAGGATCGTTTCCAAATCCTCACCGCGATCCAGCCGCCCCTGGAGGTGCGCTTCTTCCAGCTCGCCGAGGCCATCACGGATCTTCTCGTCTTTTTCAATCGGTGATAGATAGGGATTTGCAAAAACCAGATTTTCAAAATCTTCCCGGATCTGATCGGGCGTCTCCCCCGCTCGAGCGCGCGACAGATATTCAGTGTCCCGGCGTTCGTCTATCTTGACCAGCGCGGAACGCTTCTGTTCCTTGCGAGCGAATTGCGCAGCACCGCCATAGAGCTTACGTTCGGCGCCGAACAGCTTGCCATCGAACTTTTCCCTCTGTTCATCAGGGATCGAACGCGCAAATTCCCCCGCACGCTCCTTGTAACCTTCAGCCCATTGATCGGCAAAGCCGTCGACCGCACCCGGCTCGGTTTCACGGATCTGCTTATCGAGCGCCTTCTCTTCATTCCATTTGAATTCCTGGAACCGGTTTTCCGTGTCGAAGTCCTTCGCCGCGCTGTCGTGTGCCGACAAGGCTGCGCCCAGCCCCTGAATGGACTTTCCAAGGCCAGCAGCTGCCCGCCCCGGAGCGGACAGGTCAATTCTGGCAATTGGACGACCGGAACGCGCGGATGGGAGCGGCCCAAGGCTTTCTGCATTAGGAAGTTTTGCCATTCTTGTTTACCCGTACATATAACTGGACTGCCCCGAGGACGACCCGACATCGAACTTTTTGGCGAAGGATGAAACGCCACCGATAATGGTGCCGAACGCGCTTGTTCGCGCGGCAGACGCCGCGGCTTTGCCTTCCATGCGCCGGGCAACGGCCTGCGATTCAAGTCCCGCCCGTCGCGACTTGCCGCCATATTGAGCAATCTGCTCCTGCATGGTTCCGTATCTGGATATTTCATCGGCGATCGCGAGTGATGTCGGATCTGTTGCGGTAAACCCGGACGCGGCGGCATTGGCCTGCAATTTGGACAGGGCGAGATTTTTCTGCTTTCTGTGCTCGCCAGCCTCAAGCTGCGCAGCTGCCTGCTCTTCCTTGGCTTTGATTTCAAGTTGCTGCGCTTCAAAGTTTGCAGCTTGCTTTGCAGCCTTGCCAGCAGCCATCGTGCCCGCAGCAGACACGATAGTTCCGGCAATGGACGCGATGGTACCGAGTACGGCCATTTCAGAGTCTCCAGCGGTAAAGATTGGGATTGCGCGGATCAACCTCGAATCCGAGGCGCTTCATCCATGTGACAGCGCCGCGCTCATCCGGGTCAGCTTGCGCATAAATGAATTTGATGCTGGTATCGCGCGCAGCCTGAAAGGCGCGGATTGCACCTCTCATGATGTGCATCTTGTACGGCCGCGCTTCTTCAGTCAGATCGCAAAACGCATACCAGCGCTTATGCGAAAACGCGAAACCGCCAAGGCCGATGATCTTGCCGTCCAGCTCCCCGCACCATGCGCGAATCGTCGGCTTGTTCGGATCCTCCGAAAACCTTGCGATATCTTCTTTTGTTGCCGGGCGGATTTCGACCCCGGCCATCAGACCCGTTCGTTCGTTTGTGGTGTTGGGATCGCGGCAAGGACCGTTGCTGGCCGAGGCGCCTTTGCACGCAAATGTATACGCGCATCGGTGTCATGCGTGCCATCGAACGGCATGGCGACGGCATCGGTCGCGGCGATAATCTTGTCGCCATCAATTTCCTTGCCGTCATCGAAGACGCGCGGCAAGCCTTCGAGGTGGCCTGTGTCTCCACCGAAGAACAGCCCATTATTATGCGTCTGGAAAAGGGAGAATGCGATCTGATTGACGCGCTTCATCTGCGCCAATGCTGTGCCGCCCTCGGCACCATAGGCCAGCTTTGCCGACTTCCAGTCCGCCATATAGGGGAGACCGGCAACGGCATGATGCACGTTCTCGCCAAGAGAAATCGTGCCCGCTCCTGTGTCAACGGTATACAAGGTTTGCACGCCATCGACGTCAGGTGACAGGTCCTTGCCTGCATTGGTCTGCCCGGTATCGTCAGCCCAGACCACAACCTCCTTGCCTGCAAGATGTGAATACCCGCTCAAGGTCGATGTGCGGCCGGTGTCGGAGTAGCTTACTGCGCAGTCGGCGAGCCATGACAGGCCCGTATCGCCTATGCATTCCGACTCCTTTGCCCATTTTTCAAGGTAGCGTTTGCTCTGGGCATTGATGGTGCGCTTGATATGATAATAAACGGCATCTTCTTCGACGCCGGGCAGCACCATCGCCTTCAGGACTTCCCCGTCTGTAGACCATGTAGACCAACAGATGACCTCTTCTTGCGGCTCATAAATCAGCGTGCCAACCGTACCGTTTGCGAGAACGCAATGAAGCCGGGTATCCGGCTGGCGCTGAATTGCGATCGAAACAACCCCGGCTTTGAGCAGATCAGGAACGAGCAGGGTCAGCTCAAACCCCTCGTAGTCCCCAATGCCTTCCCCCTTGCCAAGTCCGAAGCCGATCATGAACACACGCTGACGTGAGCGCTGTAGATGAATCGCCCGCGTATCCATTTTCACGGCGCGCAGGTTCGATGATCCTTGCGTGGAAAATGTCCGCGCCGAGCTGTTTTCCGGCGTCACCGCTTCATCGAGCGACGACGAGCGCAACGCAATCTCGGATCCGGCCGTGCCAATGATCAGACGCAACAACGAGATCAGGTAAAAGATATTGTCGACCGGCCCAGATCCGAGCGTTCTCGTGAACGGCGCGGCATCACCTTCCGTGTCCTCATCAAAATTTTCAAAATCATCGGACACGCTTGCAAAAAGATTGCCGCCATTGGCATGAAAGAGCCGTCCGCCATGCAACGATACAGCGCTTGGATATCCCCGCGCGCTGGACCAGAACCCTTCCTGCCAGTTGTCGGAACTGCCAGTTGACGAAAACCTCTCAAGCACCTCGGCTCCGACCACAGTATTCGAGGAAAAATCAGTCACGCGGGCAATGCCGGTTACTCCACCGCCGCCATAGGTAATGCTCACGATCGCCGAACCTGATATCCATGAAGACATGCGCGCGCGATACCAGACCTTGATATTATCCTCAGTATCGTCGATATCTTCGTTGAATGTGCCTGTGTCACTGGCAGTTCCAACATTTGAGCTGATTCCCTTGAACCCAAAATCCGGGCTATCAAACGACCGTTCGATTATGATCGTGCCTACATATTCACCACTTACAGAAAATGATATGCGTCGCTCATTAGTCGATGTTTCGGTGCCAGTATCGCCAATGCCAGTGACCTCAATCGTGTCTGTTTTGGCTTCCTGATTGCCTAGCGCCCATTGCCCGCCCTGCCCCTCATGAAAAATGCGAATAAGCGCACCAACATGAGCAGATTTGAAAAACGGAATATCAGAAGCAATCGTGGTATTGCCAAAAAACGCACCAGGCGTCATGCGCGCGGTAGATGATGGCGAGGACAGGAATGGCCCGTTATCTGGCGCATAATCGACAATCGACCAGGATCGACCCGTCCCGCGCCGCTCTATTTTCTTGGGCGGACATCCAGCGCAATCAGCATAGATAACATCAGCCGATTGATCATATCTGACATTGTCGATATCGGAGAAGCCCCACGCAGTAGGAACCTCGACGATTCCACTGTCTCCTATTTCAACAGAGCCGATGATGCGATTGAACTGTTTATTCGTCTGGAATGTGAGATAAAAATCATCGGATGGCGTCACCTCGATATTGTGCCACCCTGTTCCCAGATCTGTCTCATTCAGGTAGTCATCATCGCCAGATGAAGAGCCTATGCGCATTGTAATGGGGCCGCGAGAAACATTTATGACCAGCCCATGTTCGACATTTTTATCACCGGTGTCGACGACAACATGCTTTTGGATTCTCGCAATTGACCCTATCGACCCAGAATTCAGAATGACTTTAGAACCATTAAACACCACGTGCGCGGTCGCCGATGCCAGTCCCAACAATTCGAATTCATCAACTGCGACGAAAACCTCTATGCCTGGATTTTCAGCGGACCGCACATTAAGTCGCCAATGCCTGCGCGGACTTGAAGATCCCGTATCGGAAATAGCGTAAGTGCGCCTTTCACTCACTGACCATCCAGTTTCAGAAGGTCGGCTGTCTGCAAGAGTCCACTTGCCGGTATCTGTGTCGTAACTGCCAGTATCAAAATTAGACGATAACAAATCAAAATCGCCGGGCGCACCGTCAAGATCAGAGCTGTCCGCCGATGCTCGAACCGAATATGACACTACAGTTTTCGCGTTTCCGCTTCCGAAATCCACATTCAGATATTCGCCAGTGTCATTATCTGCGACCCAGCCTGTCCCAAGATTATCATCGCAAGCCCTGAAGCCTTCGACGGGAAATCCACCCAAAAAACTGGATTCCGTAACCTGAACGCCATCGGTTGTTTCGGATGTCATAATTGGGATTAAATCGACCGCAGACGCCGCAAGCGCACCACCAATGGAAGTTTCCTCCCATCCTGTGTCAGACAAGTCGACCGCAGTCGCCACCGAGGGGCGGCTCAGCAAACTTAGCTCATGCGCGTCAGAGCCCAACCAGAACCGAGACACGGAATCTACCAGCTCCACCATGGCGACATCGTCGGTTGCCGCAACGAACTCGATGAACTCAGCGCCGGTATCGTTCTTGCTTGAGCCGAAAAACTTCGTGCCCGGCCGGATCGTAAGCGCGCCCTGAGTCTTGGCAATCCAGTTGTTGAACACTTCCGCTGACAGGCGGGTTCTATCCAGGTCAACGCGAGCGAGAGCCTTTGGAGAAATGAGTCCCCTATTGTAGCTTAGAAGGGCAATGTTGTTTCTCATGGCGATGTCATCCTAACCGATCAAGCGATTGCGGTTTCCGCCTTCGCCGCGCGAGAACCGCCCGCCCCTGGATGTCGTCCAGCGCCCAGGAGGTGCGAATTTCGGCTGTGCTTCGTTCATGGCATCTTTGGCCCTTGCATTCTTCCGCGCCGTGTCGCGCTCTTCCTTCAGGTCTGCCTTTAAGGTTTTGCTTTGCGTCAGGCGAGGTGAGCAACGAACCGCCAGCTCAAGCTCGACATAGCGCCGAAATAAAGGAGTCCAACGAGCGAGGTCCATCCCCTTGCCGGTGTCATCAGAAACATAACGAATGTAGATTGGAGAATTATCAGACGACCAATAGACGTCATCATCAACATAATTGATGAGCGGAATGCTATAATATTCGTCTTCGGAAACCGAAACTGTGTTGACCCAATCGCTAGGCTTGGCGAAGACCTTTTTATACCCAAACTCAGGGGTAACCCCGGTGTCGGCAACGGCCTTGATATCTTCCATGGCAAAATTCCAGCTCGCTTCCGCGAGGCAATCCGCCACCACTTGAGGCCAGCGCTCGACAAGAGTCCGGCCTGCCGTGCTGGCCTCGCCGGTATCAACTACCGATCTGTTGCCAAGATCACTCAGGGCCTCGTTGAAGATTCCAAGTTTTTTCGCAATAACTAATCTCCACAGGCTTGTTAGTGCTTGATGCTCCCGTTATTGCAGCAGGAACATCAAGCCGATTATCAGCTCACCTGAACCGCGCGCATCCACTCATCGGCAGCTTCAGCGGTCACGAACACCTTGGGAGCAACGGACTGGCCGTCGAAGGAGCGGACAACATCGAATCCGTTACGTGGCTCGCTCCACTGGACGCGAAGATTGCCAGCCGTTTCAGTGCTGCCGCCCGTCCACGCCAGGCCCGTCTTAAGATCGATTGGGCAGGCCCGGCCGGTTTTGGGATCAAGGCTTGGTCCGATGCACTGGACGATCAGTCCGTTGCCGAGCACGGCGCGGACATACATCTTGGCATAGAAAGCGTTGTCCCTTCGGCGGAGATGTATGATTGCGCCAGAACGATCCGGCTGTCCCGTGGACTTGTTCGGCGCAAGAAGACCAACAATGTTGGTCCAGAAATTAGGGGCGAGAGTTTCCTCATACGTCCAACCGGCGGGGATAACCGCGGAGAAATCCGCATAAGCAAATTCGAGAGCCTGGAAGTCACCGCCACGCATGGTATTCGGACGAACCGCGCGCGGGTTGACGAACTGTTTTTCTTCCGCAGCGCGAATCTTGGCGATGTCGTTCAGCGGCGTGCCGGGCTTCGGCGCGTCAGGCTTTGCCGGTGCGCGCTCGGCCTCTGGCAGATCGACAGAATTTGGATCAACAACTTCAACGTCTCCGGGTTTCGGCTTAGCCATTCCAATTGTCCCTTATTTTTCAAGCAGGTAGCGGCGGACAACCATGAGGTTGCCCGCGCCAAGACGCACGACAATCGTCCGTCTACATCATATTTTAGGTAGTATCTTCCGCCACAGTAACCTGAGAGTTACCAGTGTCGGTACGGGATACGACGCGCAGCCGGTAGTTCCGGGCAAGCGTCAGGTCTCGATAAATCACTTCATCGCCAACCACCATCCCGTGATCCGCACCGTTAGTGAAGAACCCAGCTGCAACGACGGCAGCAAGGTTGTTTCCGGTGTCGGCATAGGTGAAGCAGCGAGGACCAGCAATAGGCTGGCCATCGAGCGTCAGCTTTTCGGCTTTATAGCCCATAACAGTCAAGCCTCCTTAGATTGCGCTCGCATCGTGCCTGAACTGCACAATACCAGACTGTTGCAACATGGCGGCCCCAGTGAACGACGACGCACGAGAATAGGAGTAGTCCTGTTCATCGTTGTAGCCGATCGCTGTATTCAGACCCTCGCCGGAATCGAACGCACTACCAACGGCATCCTGATGGTAGAATGAGCAATTTTCAACGCCAGTGCCGATGCCGGTCAGCTTCGGATGGAAGATCCAGTTAAAGCCAGCCCAGCGCTTAACGCGGCGGATAGGCCCGGTGAGAGGCTTCATCTCGACATAGTCCGAGCTGTTATACTCAGTCATCTGCATGAGATAGCCACGCACGGCGGGCGTTGCCACCGCCCACATTTTGTCTTCCTCTTCAACGGGAACTTCGTTCTCGCCGAGAGTGGTCGCTGCCTGCGCAACAACCTTCAGACTCATTGTGGTTGGACCGCCCAGGTTATTCGCCGCGGTATCGAGCACCTCAATGATGTCAGCATCGATACGACGGTTAAGAACCTTGCGGGTGGTTTCCTGCATAAGGCGCTTCTGATCGCCTTGTGACTGGAAGATGTTGAACCGGGTTTTACGAACCAGGTCACTCCAGTCTTGCAGGGTTGCAATTGCGGTAGTCAGGCTGTCCGCACGAGCCGGGATCAAGCCGTTGATACCACGGGTATTGGCAGTCGCGCCGCCAGAACCCCCAACCAGGAATTGCGCCTGATTGCCTTTGATAATGGCTTCGGTCACGGTAGTTTGACGAAGCCAAGACATTCCTTCTTCAAACTCGTTTACTAACTGTTGCCTATCGGACACACTATAAGTTGTTATGTGTGTTCAGACTGTCGCTTACACTGTATTTCATAGACCTATTGTAGTGCAATTGGCATAAGCCTTTCGATCTAATCTTTTTATTGCACCACTTTCTACTACAAACAGTGCTTGAATCTCTCAGTCGTTGCCTGTGCCAACGAATCATATTATCAATCTTGCATCTCTTTAACTTACTGTGTTTTGCAAGATTTGGAAGGAAGCGCAAAGCAAAGCTCGTTTGTGACGAGCCTAAATTTCGATCCCAGAACTTTAAATTCTGTTTTTTTTGATAGTGACGAACTTGTCCTCCAAAGGCTTGAAAGATAAATTCTAACACACTTGCATCATTTACATGAGCACACACGCCGACTCGGACATGTGTTTTTCCTGATTGAACGCGTAGTGTATAATACCCATCACCATCTAAATAACCCGCCAGCCATGCCCAAGTAGGATGGTTTTTAGGTTTTAATGGACCTACATTCTGTCTTGACGATCGAACTTTTTCAGACAGAATTTCTCTTTCTGCTTCCGAAATACCATTCTTGCCATATTCCTGTCCGCGATATTGCCTCCACTCGGCCAACAGCCAATTCCAATGCTTAGCTTTTATGACCATGTGCTTAATAATTCGCGGCAACAACATCTCCAGATGTGAACGCCTAGCGACAGTCCAAGCCGTCACAGATTTATTCGGCGGGATCTGACATGCGGTTCCCATCCCGGTCAACTCTGGAAGGCTAGGAACGAAACCGTTCCGATCGACGCTATGGGCAGCCGACAACACAAGCCTGAGGCCGACGTGATAACGCCCTGGATGTGATTTGCTTTTCCGAAAGTTGAATGACAAGCAGCCATCTGCATCAAGCAGACCGCTTAAATATTTCACTAATGATTCGTTCATCTCAGCCCCTTATTGTTGTAGGCGAGATATTAGCTTCAGTCGGGTTGATCATATCGCATCTATATATGATTTTCCCGTTTTTTAGATTCAATTCTCAGCAAATACTTACTGAATTTGTGGCGCGCTTTCGGCCATTTTAGCACCTCTTGTGTTTTTGGAGATGCCGTTGCGTTCAGGTTGTCCCTTTCCGATATGCTTGCCGGGTTGTCCCGCCTGGAGGGGCGAGCGCCGCGCACATATCCAAGAGCGCTTTACGAACGGACGTGGTAGGCGATTGCGTTTCTGGCGCTGCTAAGCAGGTTGTCCAGTCCGGCAATCTGGTATAATCAGCCTCGCGACTGATGTTTCTGAACGGCGTCGATAAGCTCGAGCTCTCGAGCCTGCATCGCATCGTTCTTGAAATATTCGCGCTTGTTTTCCTTGGCGTATTTCCGGATATCATCCAGCTCTTTTTGAGCCGATACACCGGTCTGGTCGCCATCTTCAACAATTGTTGCGCTTGGATTGATTTCCTGCGCCCAGCCAACGAGCAGGCGCGTCATGTCGGGATCGTTCCCGATG